TACAGACTGTGAATCAGGTGATAAATTTACAGTTAATTCAATTATTTGAACATTTGGAAAAAATCTTTCAACACCTCCAAAAATTAAATTTTCAATCTGATCAACTCTTTCTTCAGTTAGTTGGTTAAATAATACCCCAGGACTTCCATTAGGGTCAAGTTCTGGGGTGAAAGAAGCATTACCGTTAGCATCTACAGTAGATACTAATCCTGGAGATCCTAGTAGTCCTGCTCCAAAACCAGGGTTCATTACTCTTTCTCTAGGCCCTGTTAATATAAAATTCAATAAATTAGATTTGATAGTTTCTTGTGTAGTATATAGAGTAGTAATACCTGTTTGACCATCAAAAGGAACTTTTATCCCAACCCCAATACTAGGATTGATATCTAACTTATTAATATTATTAAATATATATGCCATTAAATTTTACCGGCTTCTTTCATTTTACCCATTAAACCTGAAAAATCTGGGACGGCATCAATTGATACCTGATTAATATCAGTTGTTTTAGGTGCAGAGGCTAGCATATCGTCTGCTGTTTGTACAACTTTAGTTGCACCACCTGGCATACCACCTGCGAATCCTACAGCGTCTTGTGCTGTCATTGAACCACCATTAATATTTCTCCAACCACCTTCAGCATGTGTTTGGTTTAGGATGCTAGCTATAGCACCTGCTCCTTCGAATAGGGGTTTAGTTGGTTGTTGGGGAGCAGAAGGTTGTTCTGTTTCTGTTAATTCAGATAATGAAGGTTTTGTTTGTTTTTGTTCTACAACCGGCTTCTGAACTACTTTTGTTTCAGTAATAGGAGTTTGCATAATTAAAGAAAGTTCTTCCTTAATCACGCTCCTTACTTCTTCTCGAATAATTTTTCTAAAAGCTTCTATTTTCATGATTATAAATATTTATATATTATTTTCTTTTTCCGCGTTTACGTTTAACTTTAACTTTGGTTCCGTCTATTTTAATTCTATATTCTTCTCTAATATCATCTTGTTGAATACCATATTCAACTTCAGTTTCAGTATATTTTTGTCTTAAAAGTAATTTAATCCATTTAGGTAATTCTTGTTCTACTATTTTACCAAAATAAGTGTCAAATGGAGGTGGTACTTTTTTAGTTATAACAGCCATAGCTACTAACCTATCCCAATCTGTTTTAGCTTTTTCTTCTAATCCACTATACCATTGTTCTGTTTTTCTTTTAATTTCATCTATTTTATTTGGGTTAGGATCCATTTCACTTAAAATAGATTCTTTTAAGTTAGCTATAAGTTCATCTTCAGATAACTCTTCTACTCCTGGTTGACTTAGGATTTGAGACAACTGGGATGATGAAGCACCACTTAAAACAGAGTATGTGTTTGATATTTTAGCTAATGATGGGTTTGATTGAATAAATTCGTTTAGAGGTTCTTTAACTAACTTTTGAGTATCAAGTGGTCTTTGTTTAATTGAAGGGTTAGGTTTATTAATAGCTGGTTTTGAATCTTCTATAGATGTATAAGTTGAATTTCCAATTCTTGCTTCTGTTGGAGTTGTATCTCCACTATCTTGCAATTCAGGTAAAGAAGCCGCTCTATTGGATTGTTCTGCTTTAATATTGGATATAGCAATTGGGTTAGCTCCTGTTGTTCTAGCCATTTCAACTGCCGTATCATCATCTATTTCATTTGGATCTTTATCTGAAGTATTGATCCCAATAATACCAGCATCTACATCACGTTTTAATTGAAATTTTAATTCTTGAATTATAGTAGATAACTCAGTTGAAAAAGTAAGTTCAGTAGCGGCAACTATTTTTTCAGTTGAATCTAAAGCTACACCTCTTCTTCTAATTAAAGTACTATCACTTTTATCTATAGGTTTTTCTTCTTGAATTTTTAAAACATAACCTAAATACACTTCAGCAAAATTTCCAAATCGATCTTCAGGATCAACTTGTTTTTGTAATTTAAAGAAAGCATCTTCTGCTGCTTGAAGTAAACCTTTATTTGCAGCATCAAATTTATTATAAGTGTAATATCTAAGTTGATTACCTTCAGCAAATAAATCTCTTAAATCTTGACCTCTAGCATCATCAAATACAACCCCAGTTGCTAAAGAAACTAATTTACCATTAAATACTATATTACCATCTTTATTAAACCCATAAACTGAACCAGGTAATATCATTAATGAACCATCTTCTCGTGTTATAACTGTTACATCATCATTAGTTTCATTAATTATATCAGTTACAGCTTGGGCTTGTTGATAAGACCCTACGTCTTTATTTGGTGCTACAGTAAGTAAGTTGTTTAGAGCTGTAAACGAATTTCTTAAAGCATTATCTAATGGATCAATTAATTCGTCTTTTCCTGGGAAATCGTTACAACTATCTAATTTTTCTTGAAATTTAGCTGTTTCTGCAATTAATACTGTTAAGAATTTTCTTATTAAAGTTAAACTACCAATTACTCCCTCTATATTTTTAGAAAGAATATTTAAGTATTTTATAGCTGTATCAATAGCATCATCAACATATTGAATTTTTTCTGTTACTAATTGTATAGCCCCTACAGGTACAAATGCAGCAGGTAGAGCTTTAATAACAGCTTTAACTACTTTAATTACTACTTTTAATACTTTAAGTACTACAGTAATAATTTTAATCATTTGGTTTATAGTACGAAGTAAAGCTAAAATAAATGTAATGGCACCCTCTACAAATTTAGCAAATCCAACTATAATACCTACAAATGAAGCTAATTGATCATATGGTATAGCATCTACTAAAAATCGATTTACATTTTCTATTTCTTTTTTAAATTTTTCTTGTACAAATAAAGATACATTTGTAAAAGGAAGAATTTTTTCTTGTAAATCTTTTAATATTCTAACTCGTTCTATTACTTGAGCTCCCGTAAGACCCCCCTCTAAAGTTGTTTGAACAGCACCTACTTCAGTGTTAATTGGAGTAACTCCTTCTTCTATACCATTTATTAGATCAGTAAATTTTTTAAAGGGTTCTTTTAATTTGGCTACAAATGGTATTGTATCTGGAAGTTGATTTAATTCGTTTTGTATATCATCTACTCCTATTTCTCTTAAAGTAGTAAGTAAACCATCTAATTCAGTAGCTAGTTCTCTTACATCTGTAGTAGCAGGATTAGATTCAAATTCTATAGTAAAATTTTCAAATCCTCTTTCTACAGGATCTCCATCTTCATCAGTTTGGGTATTTCCATTTTTATCTTTTACATAAGGAGGATCTGAGGGAGAAATGCTTGTTACTTCAATTTGGTATCCAACTCCAAAAATTTCATCACTACTTTCACCTAAATCCTCTGCTGTAATAGGAAATGATCTTAAAACATTACCTATCATTTTAGATCCTACTTTTGGATCATCTACTTGTTTAATTATAACTTGAGATCCTTTATGTATAGGTGCTTTAATTTCTCCCCCAGGTTGGTCTGAGGGAATGACTAATACTATTTGTCCTGGTTTGAAGGGAATAAGAGGTATTTCTCCACTTAAAGGATCAGGAGTACCAAAAACACCTTCTGCATTTTGATTTCCTTGTATAAATTGAAATTGTTTAAAAGTATTAAGTAAACCACTAACTTTACTTTCAAACCCACTTATAGCATTAGCTACAGCACTTCCAGGGGGAAAAGCTTGTGTAGCAGCAAATTGAAGTGGATTACATATATCGTACGTGTTAAACACTTCAACAGTTTTAGTTATAGGGACAATTCCAGGATTATTTCTTATATTTTGGATACCCTTTATAAATTGTTGCCTTTGATTTGAATCATTAAAGTTAACAAAATCGTTTGGGGTTTTACCTTTACCATAGATAATATCTAAAGATTGGCGTTTAAGACTCTTCAAAAATTCAGTTGAAGAATCTTGAGTTCCAAGAATAGCATTTTTTAATTGATTAGGCATTATCTAGTAAAGTTTGTTTTGGATAGTATTCTTGCTAAACCATCATTTAAACCTTTAATTGCTTTTTCCATTCCAACTCCTGCTGTAGTTACTCCCGTTACTTTTGTGCCTTGACTATCAGTAGCGTTTTTCATATCGGGAACCACAGTTTCAGTTACTATAACACAAAATTCATTTAAAATATTTGCTAATTCATCACCATATACTAAAGGATGTGATGCATCTAGGCCTAATCTTATTTCAGGTGAATTAATTATACATCTATCGTCGCTATCTAAGTTGATAGTTCCACCAGAAGATATACTAACTGCTTTATTTCCTACAATAAATGTTGAATCTTCTTTAGAGTTAAGTAAAACTCTACCAGAATCTATAATGATTTGGTTGCCTCTATACGGGAATTCCGGTTTGTATTGATTTTCAGCCATTAGATCCTGTGTTTTCTGTTGGTTCTACATTAACTATATCGGATACACTGCCAGTAGCATCGGCATCTTTAGCTGAAACTGTCGGACCATTTAATGGTATTTCTTGAATTAGTTTCGTAGTACTCGCAATAGGTGTAGCATCTACACCAAAAGATGCGAAATTTGTTGAACCTAATGCAACTGGTATAGTTTGCCCTGAAGTAAGGTAAATTGAAGAATCGTCTGTTTGTATGTCTTCATATATGGGGAACCAATTATTAAATGCATCTTCTGAACCTTGTCCATTTCTTAATATGGTTATTGGTTTACCATCTGTACCTTCTGTGCTCCATGGACTTTGAGTATCACTACCTGATACTTTAGCTGTAGAAGAAAAACGTAGTGAATTTCCAAAACGTCCCTCTATTAAAATATCACCTTCTACAGGATATAAATTACGTATTGTAGATTTTTCTACAAATGTTTTACCGGGTTTAGGTTCTATTACTTCTTGTTCTTCAGTATTTTGAATACCTACACTTACAGCTTCAACCCCAATATTATCTTTAGTTTGGGTAGCTGAACTGTTAGGTGAAGGTAACATGTTTAAATGACTTCTATTCCAAACTGTAGTTGTAGAATAGAAATATTGAACTGTATCGTTATCTCCTGCTTGTAGTTCTTTAGGTGAAGGGCCTGGGTGTATGAGAACAATTTCGTTTAAGGCAGGTATTTTTTTAATATTATTATCTAAAGCTATAGCTATATTACCTTGTGGAAAGGTATTTCCTGGTTGATTAGATGAACGGTTTAATGTTTCAAATTTAATACAACCTATAGAGGCCCACCCTCCAGAAGTTTGGAAGATAGATTGACCATCACCTGATGGTTCAATGTTGACATCAATTACTCTAGCAAAAAAAGGCCTATTACTATCTAAATTTGATAGTGAAGGGGTTTTTGATGCAATAGCAGAGTTCCCTAAAGTAGGAAAATTCTTACTCATCTTTAATTACTACTTCTTCTACTTTTTTATCTAATTCTTGGAGAGAACTAAATAACATCTCTTTATCTTCATCTGAAAGTATCTCGTCTGTATCAGCCATTTTACTATTCATAGCACGTTGAACGATACCGGCCATTTTAATTAAGGCATCATCGTTTTTGATGGCTAGTTCCATATATTCTTTAATTAGAGGAACAATCATTGTTGCTTCACCTGGATCAGTGATTAATGGTTTTAATCCTTCTATTAAAGAACGAAGTTGTACTTCTTTATCTTTTTGATTAACATGTATCTCCTTTAGGAGATCAGAGAAGCTTTTCTTTCCAAATAATTTTACTTGTGAAAAATCCATAAGCTGTGCTTTGGATATAAATATAGATATACTAAGGGTTTAATACCTCATACTAACAGCTCCCGTTTCAATATATTGGGTCATTAGTTTTTTGTATACCTTTCTCATTTTTTTAATTACTTTAGTAATTTGTGGTGTAGATTGATCAGTCATTTCACGTATATAGATATATATTGCTTTCTTGTTAAACAACTCTATATTTTCTCTTTTACGGAAAAGCTCCAAAATTGCATCTGCTGTTCTAGCATCTTCATCTTTAGGAAAATGATCAAACAAATATAAATCCATATACTCTAAAAGATATTCTATAAACTCGGTTGCTTCGTCTTTAGGTTTATCTAAATCTGAATGGTTATTAATTATATCAATTGTAATTGACTGATCGTTATCTATAGCATCTACTTCTGCTCGTTGTTTTAGTTTTTTATAGTTGTTATTATTATATAAAATTAAATAACGTTTAGCAATAGTACCGAAATAAGAATAGGCTTTACCTTTATCTTGTTTATATAAGTGAAGTTTCTCTAAAAGGAAAGCTGTTACCTCGTGTTGTAACTCGGCTATAGTATCTACTTCTGTATAGTAAAATTTAAATGTGTGAATAATATTTTCTGTTAACTTGTGGAAGCCATACCATATACGTTCATTATATATTTTATTACGCATACGTTCATCAGTAGTATTTAAATACTCGATGATTGCTTCCTCAGTATCTTTGGTAAAATATTGGTTTTTTGTTTTTGGTCTTCTTTTTCTAAGGGTACCTTTCTTAGTATAAAGAGGCCCCTCATCTCGTTTAGGAGGGGTTAGAATGTTGCCCTGAAGACTTTCATCAATTGGGAGATCCATTTATTTGTTAATATTGTACTCGTTTATAAGTTCTTGAATCTCCTTTATGCCCTTAAAAAACCACCCTATTTCGTCGTCTGATTCGAATATTTGTTTTGAATCTATTTCTTTAATCTTGCGATTTGATTCGGACATTATAGTAGACATAGTGTCTATATATTGGTCTCGT